CGAAAGAATCACGCTTGAAGAGGCTTATGAGTTACCTACAATCCAATTCCTTAATGACCTCTCTTATCTTAAATCGAAAAGCGAATACGAAGCAGACCAACTAAAAAGAGCGTATGCCCAAAAGTAGCAAACAAATATTAGATGATGTTTTTGCAGGGTTAGAAACAAGAAACAAACAACTCTACGAAGAAGTAACAGGTTTACCTGCGGCTGAACAATTAATTCTTTTAAGTGCCGCTAACTTTATTTTGAATGTTCAAGATAATTTAACGAAAGCAAACAAAATAGATACAGGAGATTTATTCAACGATATAGCACAAGGTGACTTAATTAAAACCGCAACAGGTTATCAAATTACATTAGGTTATCCAAAAGGTTCAAAGGCTGCAAAGTATTATGACTTTGTAAACAAAGGTGTACAAGGTTTTAAAGAGCAAACAAAAGCACCCAATTCTCCTTACAAATACAAAAGCGAATATCCTAAATGGGGTGGCGAGTTCCACAAAGCAATATTAGGTTGGTATCGCAGACACGCTTCGTTAGGTAGAAAAGAAACGCAAACCACAAACCTTTCTGGTTTACAAAAGAAAAGAAAGAAACTTACTAAAATGGTAGATGCAGAAAAAAGCAAGAAATCACTTGCTTATGCTACTGCTATAAGTATAAAACGCAAAGGATTAAAAACAACAGGCTTTTTTGATAAAGCAATTCAACAAAGTTTTGGTAAAGAGTTTACAAATCAATTAGGAAAAGCAATAGGTAGAGACATTCAATTATTAGTATCTTATGGCAATAACAATCAATAGTTCTCCAGATATTTATTCAAGCGTACACGCTCCATTGTGGTTCGTGTTAAGTTCTACGAATACAGGGCAAACAAACTTTAAATATGTTTGCGATATTTATGTAGGTGGTAACTTGGTAACAAGATTAAAGAGTTTTCCTCAACCCACTTCAACAAAGGGTATTTTTAATGTTGCTCCAGTAATTAGAAATTATTGGGCATCTTATTTTAAACCCGATATCGCAACTCCTTCAGTTTTCTCTTATACAGGTTCGGATATTTATGTAGATTACGAGTTAAAGTTTGGCGAAGAATATAATGGAATTACTTATTTAGATTTAACCACTACAAGCAAATTCGCTTATAACTATGTTCAAGATTATCTTTATACTCCAACAAGTCCGATGTATCTTACTCCATTAGAGTACGAAACACAATACCAAGGAAACTTTATTTCAAATAGAGATTATGCCAATATAAAATTCAACAAAGAAAGATTACAAACAGGATATTTATTTCTTTCTTTTTTATCGGATGCGGAGAACACTCCTAAAAATCACTCTGTTGATGTGTCTGTATGGAACGGAAGCACAACAACAAATTACACAGGAGCGAATGTAAATTTTAGAGATTTCGCTTTATTAGATATTTCTCCAAGAGCAATAAATGACTATATCGCATCTTCAATTATTACTACAAACACAGTTTACTACGATGTAAAAGTAAAGATTGCAGGTAATTTAAGATGTACCGCAAGAGTATATTTAACTTGTACACAAAACGATGTAATTACTTTACATTACTTAAATGCAGTTGGTGGATATGATACAATGGATTTTACCGCAGTAAACCGACAAACAAGAAACATAGAAAAGAGTTCATTCGAAGGAATAGAATGGGAATATTCAAGTAACTATATGAACCGAGCAAATACTTATGGTGTTTTGTATGGTGGTAGTAATCAATTCGCAACACGCCAAAAGTTAAGCTATAAGTTAATCTCCGATTGGTTAAGTTATGTTGATTATTTGGCTATGAAAGAACTCATTGCCTCTCCAGAAGTATATTTAGAAAGAGGAAACAATTTTATTCCTGTTCAAATTACAACTAATACTTGGACAGAGAAAAAGCGTTACGCAGATAAGAATTATAATTTAGAACTTGATATTGAAATAGGAAATCCAATAAACTCACAATTTAGATGATAACTGAAATCTACATAGAAGATAACAGATTAGATTTAAGCAAAGATTTATCATCAGAGTTTACTTACGCTATTGATGATATCCAAGATTTTGCTGCTCGTAACACTAACTATTCCAAAACCATAATTTTACCCGGAAATGCAATTAACAACAAATTGTTCGGTCACATATTTGAGTTTTCATCAAGTAACTTCTATGACCCTTCAGCCGATAATGTGGGTTACAACTTTAACGCATCCAAAGCTGCGAATTGTGTTATCTATGTAGATAAGATACAAGTATTTAAAGGTATTATTCGCCTTTTAGAGATAACCATCGATAGAGGTTCAATAGAATATGAATGTGTTGTATTTGGAGAATTAGGTGGTTTTGTTACCGCTCTTAATAATGATAAACTTGAAGATTTAGATTTTAGTTCGTATGACCATAATTGGACATATCAAAATATTTTAGCTTCTTGGGAACAAGCCTCTGGAACTACCGCATCTGGAATGGGATATTATTATCCTTTAATTGATTACGGACAAGTTCACACAAATAAAAAGCATTGGAGTTATAAAGCATTCCGACCTGCTCTTTTTGTTCGTGAGTATTTAGATAAAATCATAACAGGAACAGGCTATACATACGAAGCACCTTTCTTTGATACTAACTTATTTAAAAGATTAGTAATACCTAATAATCAAAAGCAATTAAGTAATTATACAAAATTGCAATTTGATGGAGATATAGAACCAATAACAATAAGTAGTGTTATATCGACTACTGCCGATGCTTCATATCCAAATCCAGATGTAATAATCGGTTATGAATTTGGAATGGGTGGTACTGAATTGTTATATTGGACAGGAAGTTCTATTTCCCCAACCTTGACTTTATTTATTGATGGAAGTTTAGAAATACCACAAGGCGGAACAGGTTCTTTGAGAGTAAACTTTTTCAAGAATGGAAGTATAGTTAATACACAAACTGTAATAGCCGGAGACCCTTCTGGAAGAATAGATTTTCAAAGAACAATAACTTATGCGATAACATTAGCTACCAATGATTATTTCTCTGTTCAATTTGAGTTATTTAATTTATCTGGTGGTTCTACTTGTTATATTTATAGCGGTAGTAATTTGACATCAACTACTAATGTAGCGGTATCATCTCCTTTGGCTTATGATAGTTTAATCTTTATGAATAGTGGAATACCGAGGGGATTCTACCAGAGAGATTTTGTTTCATCTATAATGAAGATGTTTAACCTATACATCGTTGAGGATTCAACGAAGGAAAAGCATTTAAAGATTATTCCATTCATTGATTACTATACAACAACCGCTCATTTTTTACAAGTTAATGACTTGGAAGAAGAATTATTAATAGATGATATAGGTTTATTATTATTAGATGATTATTCGGCTTCTCATTTAGATTGGACTGCTAAAATAGACCGCAGCAAACCTTTCAAATTAAAGCCGATGTCAGAACTTAACGGAAGATTCTTTGAGTTTAAATACAAAAGTGATTCTGATTTCTATAATGAAGATTACGCTAAACATTACGCAAAAGGATACGGAGACCATATAGAAGATACAGGATATCAGTTTGCGAATGATAAACAAACTTCCGAGGTCATATTTTCTTCAACTGTACTCGTTGGATATGCCGGAGATGATAAGATTTATCCCACTATCTTTAAACTTTCTAATACAAGTGCTGCCACGCCTTCAGAAGACCCAACAGACCATAACATACGAATAATGCAAGTTCGTAAGATTACAGGAGTAAGTGCTTGGGATATGAAAGGCGATTCTGGTAACCTTGTTAATAACTTAACATATTATGGTTATGGTGGGCATTTAGATGACCCAGACGCACCTACTGCAGATATTAACTTCGGTGTACCAGAAGAACTTTATTTTACATTACCGGTTTCATATCCATCTGCTAATTTATTTAATGGTTTCTGGAGTGATTATGTTGCGGAGATTACTGATAAGGATAGCAAACTTTTAACTTGTAATGTCTATTTAAAGATAACCGATATCTATGGTTTAGATTTCTCAAAGCTAATCTATATCGATGGTGCTTTGTGGAGATTAAACAGAGTTATCGACTACAACCCTACGAACCCCGAAAGCACTAAATGTGAATTTTTACGAGTAATTGAATTAAGTTATACATAATGGATTTAGATATTAAAAAAATACAAGAGAATTTTATTTTATCTAACGAAGGTATTTCTTTCGGCTATAATTCTATATCTGGTTTATTGAACATTTATTCATTTAAGCAAGAAAAATCAATCGTAGAAGCACAAAACAAAGTTGCACTATCTCAATATTTGCCTACCAATAATACGCTACTACTGAAAGACAAAAGGGAAAAACTAAAATATGTTACTCCCGACACTTGGACAGATGCTTTTAAATTAATTAAACTATTATGGCAAACGAGACAGTTGGCGTAAATGTCAATATAAAAACCAATGTTGCAGGTTCTATTGGCGAATTAAAGGCTTTAAAAAAGCAATTAAAAGAAACCGCAGCAGGTTCAGAGGACTTTAAAAGGCTTACCAATGAGATTGATGATTTAGAAGATAAACTCAAAGGTAGTAAACAAGCCGCAGGAGATTGGATTGACCAATTAGCTTCTGCACCCGGTCCTTTGGGTCAAGTTGGTGGTGCGTTAAATAAATTAAAAGTATCTACTCAAACATTCGGTGGAGCGTTAAAAGCTACGGGAATTGGTTTGTTTGTAGCGGCATTAGGTGGGTTGATTGCTGCGTTTGCTCAATCGGAAAGAGCAACGAAGAAACTTCAGCCTTTGTTAATAGGGTTTCAAAAAATATTTAATGGCATATTTGCCGCTATTGAACCTGTCTTTGATGCGTTTATAGATTTAGCGACACAAGCCTTACCTTATGTTACAAAAGGTTTCGGTGTTGCATATTCTGCGATTACCGCATTTTTACAAGGTATTGGAAGTTTAGGTAAAGCGGTAGGTAAATTAATTCAAGGGGATTTTGTTGGTGCGTGGGATAGTGCAAAAGAAGCAGTTACAGGATTTGGCAAAAGATACGATGAAGCGAATAAAAGATTTATAGCAGGAACACAAGAGGTAACTAAAACAGAGCAAGAAGAATTAGACAAAAGAAAAGAAGCACAAGAAAAGGCGGCTGAAGAAAAAAGAAAAAGAGAAGAAGCAGAATTACAATACGAACAACAATTAGAAGATTTAAGGAGAAAAAGATTTGAGGAAAATGTAAAATATAGTAAATTTTTAAGAGAACAAGATTTAAAAGCAAGAGATAATGAGAGAAAAAAAGAAGAAGAGAATGAGAAAAAGTTTCTTGAGAATAGAGATAAAACTATACAAGCAGGAATTGAAAGAAATTTAAAAGTAATTCAGGGATTGCAAGACCTAACAAAAGAAAGAAATAAAACATTAACTGAACTATTATTGAGCCAAGATGAAATTGAAATGGCTCGATTAGATGAAGAATATAGAAAAAAATACGAATTAATAAAAGGGAATAAAGAAGCTGAAGTAGCATTAGAAATACAATACGAAGGTATAAAAAAGAATCTTCGTATGAATGCTTTAAACGAAGAATTAGGAAATTATGCATCAGCAGCAGGGAATATTTCTCAATTATTAGGGCAAACTACCGCAGCAGGAAAAGCCTTTGCTATTGCTGAAGCAACTATTAACACCTACAAAGCAGCCTCTCAAGTATTTGCTGCTCCTGTACCGGGTGTCGCACCTGTTTCTTTGGGTGTTAAGATTGCAACAATGATTTCTGCATTAGCAACTGGATTTAAAAATGTAAGGGCAATTATTGCAACTAAACCAAGCGGAACAGTAGGTAATCCACCTTCAATAACACCAAATAATACACAAGCACCAATAGCACCTACACCAACTCCACAAGTAACTTCAACTTTATTAAATGCTCAAGCTATTCAGCAATTAGGTTCAGCGACAAATAGAGCGTATGTCCTTGAAAGTGACGTTACTAACTCACAAGAAAGAATTAGAAGAATTAACAGAGCTGCAAGATTAGGTTAAAATCTATTTATAGTTATGGAAAAAGAATTACCAATTTACCGATTAGATATAGTTGAAGATTTAGAATCCAATGTAGAAGTTGATTTTGTGGCTTTAGTAGATAGACCTGCGATTGAAAAATCATTTTTAGCTTTCCAAGATTCATATTCCGATTATCCCGAATCTGTAAGTAATAATGCAAAGGCAGCTTTAAAATGGGCAGAAGAGAACGGATGGGGTTCTTGTGGTACTCCTGTTGGTAAGCAAAGAGCAAACCAATTAGCCAAAGGCGAACCGATATCTTTTGAGACAATAAAAAGAATGTACTCTTTTCTTTCCAGACACAAAGAGAACGCTAAAAGTTCAAAAGGTTACGGAGATGGTTGTGGGCAATTAATGTACGATGCGTGGGGTGGAGCGAGTGCTTTGAGTTGGGCAGAGGCTAAAATAAAGTCAATAGAAAGACAGAAGTTTGCCATTCAAGATGAAGAGGAAAGAATCATAAGCGGTGCTTTGATGTTAGCCGATACTCCTATTTATAGAAACGATGGAAATGGCGAATATTATGTTGTATTTACAAAAGACACTATTAAAAAGATTGCTCAAAAATATTTTAAGAAAGGTTACCAAAATAATGTAAATTTGATGCACGATTCTGGTCAAGTGATGGAAGGGATTACAATGTTTGAAAGTTGGATAGTGGATGAAAACAGAGGTATTAAACCGATGAAAGGTTTTGAAGATGTAAAAGATGGTTCTTGGTTTGGTTCTTTCAAAGTTGAGAATGATGAAGTTTGGCAGATGATTAAGGATGGCAAAGTACAAGGGTTTTCGGTTGAAGGGATATTTAATTACAAAACTCAATCGAAAGAGGAAAAGATGATGCAAGACATTATCGACATTCTAAAAGAGGTTTCATAGTTAGTTTTCATAGTTTTGTTTGAAGGGGGGTGTTTCCACACTCCCCTTTTTCTATTTGGTCACATACATAAGTGTTTACTATTTATGGGTAAATTCTTTATGTCTCCACAAGAAGCATTATTAAAAATCAAGGCGATGTTCGCTGAAGCTACTATCGAGCCATCGGTAGATGCTCCCGAAGTCGCTGTTGCCAATTTCGCTGAATATGTTTTAGCGAGTGGCGTTAAAGTTATGGTTGATAAACTTGAGGTTGGCGGTAAGGTTACTCTTTTAGATGAAGCCGGAAACAAAGTTCCTGCTCCTGCCGGAGAGCATACTCTTGCTGATGGTTCTGTTATCGTTTTAGATGAAACAGGAACAATCCTTGAAATCAAAGTTCCAGAAGTTGAAGTAGAAATCGAAGCACCCGAATCTGAAGTTGAATTAATGAAGAAGAAGGTTGCTGAAATGGAAGCACAACTTGAGGCTTTAAAAGGTTACAAAAAAGAGGCTGAAGTTAAAATGAGCGAGAATCTTGCTCAAATGAACGATAAGTTCTCAAAAGCTATTTCTGAACTTACAGATGTAGTAATCGAACTTACTAAAACTCCTTCAGTTGCTCCTACTCAACCAAAGCAATTCACAAAGCATTTCGAATCTAAAAACGATAAAATCTCTCGTTTTCTTTCTAATTACGCAAAATAAATTTTTAAAAACTTAAAATTTAATAACAATGGCTTTTGATGTTTCAGCATTAGCAAACTATACCAAAGAGAACGAAGCTCTATTGGTAACTTCTTCCGTACTCGGAAGTAAAACCGCTTCTTTGATTAAATCTCAAGGAAATGTAATGGTAGGTGTAAAATCTGCCGAGACAATCAACATTATGGATACTGACGCTATCTTCCAAAGCGGTGGTACTTGTGGCTTCAATGCTTCTGGTTCTACTACTTTCACGCAGCGTACTGTAACTGTTGGTAAGATTAAAGTAAACGAATCTCTTTGCCCTAAAGACCTTGAAGCAAAATATTTGCAGAAGGCTTTACCAGAGGGAAGCCGTTACGATTCAATCGCTTTCGCTTCTGACTATACAGACAAGAAAGCTGCTCGTATCGCATCTCAACTTGAAACTGCTATCTGGCAAGGTTCAACAGGAAGTGCGAATGTAAACCTTAACAAATTCCAAGGTTTGGTTACTTTGATTGGTACTTCTGCGGTAGAAGCTAACAACGCTACTTATTATGGTGGTACTGCAACTGCAATCACTACTGCGAATGTTGTTGCTATCTTCGATGCTCTTTACAAAGCAATTCCTGCTACTGTTGTAGATAAGGATGATATGACTATCTGGTGCGGTATGGATGTGTTCCGTACTTACACTATCGCTTTGAAGAATGCGAATATGTACAACTACGCTTTCGATGGTAAAGCAAATAGTGAGTTCTTCTTACCCGGTACTCCGATTAAAGTTGTAGCAACTCCCGGTTTGAACGGAACTAACAAGATTTATGCTATCCGTTTGAGCAATATGTTCTTGGGAACTGACCTTCTCAATGAAGAAGAGCGTTTCGAACTTTTCTATGCAAAAGAGGCTGACCAAGTTCGTTTCGTAAGCGAGTTCAAGATGGGCGTGAATGTTGCCTTCTTGGATGAGATTGCTTCTTTCATTATCTAATTAAACGAGTGGGTAATCTTTCGGGGTTACCCACTCTTAACTTAATAAACTCAATACAATGGCTTGTGCTTTAACACAAGGATACACTCTGGATTGCAGAGAAAGTTTAGGCGGTATCAAAGCAGTATGGCTGATTGCTCACGCTAATGTGAGTTCAGTTACAGAGGCTTCTGGTATCGTTTCAGCTATCACAAAAGCAGCCGGAAAGGTATTCTACAAATATGAGTTAGTTAAGAATACAGGTGCTTTGACTGAAACAATTACCGCTTCTGTTGAGAACGGAACTGTGTTTTATGCTCAAGAACTATCTATCGTTCTTAACAAACTTCAAGCAAATACAAGAAATGAAATCTTGTTACTTGCAAAAAATACATTAATGGCAGTTGTTCAAGATGCTAACGACAAATATTGGTTGTTAGGTCGTTATTCTGGTTTAGATGTAACCGGTGGAACTTCTGCAACAGGAACCGCACAAGGAGACCGTAATGGATATTCTCTGACTTTTACAGGTGGCGAGAAAGAACT